GCTTTGGACGTAAGGTCAGGAACTTAGTCTCTTCTGAAGCTTATGGGAAGGTGTTTGATACAAAACTTTCTACAGATTCCAAGGCCGCAGGCCGGTGGAACACCAACAAAGGTGGAGACTACTTCGCTATTGGTGTAGGAGGAGCCGTCACTGGTAAGGGTGCAGATCTACTGATTATTGATGACCCTCATTCTGAACAGGAAGCTAAACAGAACAATCCTGCCATCTTTGATGGCGTTTATGAGTGGTTTACCTCTGGGCCTCGTCAGCGTCTGCAACCGGGCGGGGCTATTGTTATTGTGATGACCCGGTGGGCCAAGAGAGATTTAACAGGGCAGATCCTAAAGAAGTCAGGAAATGACGGTGTAGATGAGTGGGAGGTTATTGAGTTCCCAGCTATTCTCCCGTCCGGAACACCCTTGTGGCCTGCGTTCTGGTCTAAGAAGGAGCTTGAGTCCCTAAAGGCAGAACTGCCCGTGGCGAAGTGGGAGTCCCAGTACCAACAGAACCCCACGGGTAATGAAAGCGCAATTATTAAGCGGGATCAGTGGCGGATCTGGGAGGGAGAAAAACCTCCTCCTTGTGACTACATCATCCAGTCATGGGATACAGCTTTTGAGAAAAATAACCGTGCAGACTATTCAGCCTGTACAACATGGGGTATCTTTGAGCATCCGGATGATCTGGGTAACTACAAGACCAATATTATTCTTTTGGACGCTTTTAAGGAGCGTATGGAGTTTCCAGAGCTTAAAAAAACAGCCCTAGAGCTTTATAAGCAGTGGGAGCCTGACACCCTGATCATTGAGAAACGCGCCGCTGGCGCTCCTCTAATCTATGAGCTTAGGAAGATTGGTGTTCCTTTATCAGAGTACACACCCGGCAAGGGCAATGACAAAATAAGCCGTGTAAACTCTATTGCAGATTTATTTGCCTCTGGCGTTGTCTGGTGTCCAACAACGCGCTGGGCAGATGAAGTGATGGAAGAAATGGCTGCATTTCCAAACGGAGACAACGATGACTTGGTTGACTCAAGCAGCCAAGCATTAATGAGGTTTCGACAGGGCGGCTTTATCCAGATAGCTTCAGATGAAGAAGATGAACCTGTCTTTCGGCGCAAGTACGAATATTACTAAGGAAAGTTATGGACTACACACCTTTCTTGGATATGGAAGACACGACGCATATGTTTAAAACTGAGCGTGGCTCAACCTATGCACAAACGCCTGATGGTCAGACTATCCGCAACAGAAGCGGAGAAAAACATACCGACAAATCTACAGGCATACAACCTAAATCTGGCAAGACTGTTTACATGGATAAAAACTCTACAAACACTATGGCAGGCTGGCTTCAGAACGCAGAGACATCTACCAAATTGGTTCCAGAATTTGATGCCGACGGAAAACCTACAGGCAAAGCAAACGTAGTTTTGACAGAAGACTATGGCCCTCGCAAGGCTGGATCTGTTGTTGCCTCTGGCAGCTACAAAACAAAACCTGAAAAAGGTCTACACCCAATTGAAATTTATAAGTCTGAAAGCCCTGTAGGAGATCGCGCCAAAGGGATTCATTTTGGTAACGCCATTACAGAAGTTTTGGAACGCGCCCCGGCTAAACCTGCCGGTGGTGGCGGAGGTACGGGTGGCGTACCACTGGGTAGAGGAACAAATCAAGGTGGAGGTGGCGGTGGAAGACCGGGCAACATTAACCCGCTCTCCCTCCAAAATTTAATGGCAGCAGGCGGTGTAGTACGTATGCCAAAAGAATACAGCCAAGGCGGCTGGAAAATTATCTAAGGAAAATCATGGCAACCAATATTGACAAAGGCTTGTACCAAGCCCCCGCAGGTCTTGAAGAGTTGGCTAATGCTGAGTCTGCAATTGAGATTGAGATTGTTGACCCTGAAGAGGTCAACATCAAGATGGGTGATTTAGAGATTTCAATTGCAGAAGCAGAAGAAGATTTTGGCGAGAATCTGGCTGAGTCTATGGATGAGGCCACAATGTCTTCCCTTGCAGGAGATCTTGAAGAAGATATCTCCAACGACAAGTCAAGCCGTAAAGATTGGGAGAAAGCCTATACAGAAGGACTGAAGCTTCTCGGTCTGGGCTTTGAGGAAAGAACAGAGCCGTGGCTAGGTGCTTCTGGTGTATTCCACCCCATGATTACAGAGGCAGTTGTGCGATTTCAGTCGGAAACCATCACAGAGATGTTTCCTGCACAAGGCCCTGTCCGGACAAAAATCATCGGTCAAGAGACCGTGCAGAAGAAAGAAGCCGCAGTTCGCGTCGAAGATGACATGAACTATGAGTTGACTGAAGTGATGCGTGAGTTCCGTCCAGAACAAGAACGCATGCTTTGGAGTCTTCCTGCTACCGGATCTGCCTTTAAAAAGGTCTATTACGATCCAAGTCTGGGACGGCAAGTCTCAATGTTTATCCCGGCAGAAGACATCATTCTTCCCTATGGAACAACTGATCTAGATACCTGCTACCGCCTGACCCATGTCATGCGTAAGACCAAAAACGAGATCATCAAACTCCAGCAAGCTGGCTTCTACAGGTTTATTGATCTGTCCGAACCAGATAAGGATAAAGATGAGATCAAGCAAGCCAAAGACAAAGAGACCGGTTTTAGTGATTTAAACGATGACCGCTACACCCTTTACGAAGTCCACGCAGACCTAGACATCAAGGGCTATGAGGATCTAGATGACGAAGGAGAGCCTACAGGCGTTGCTCTGCCTTATGTGTTGACAATGCTCAAGGGGACAAACGATGTCCTAGCGATTCGTAGGAACTGGAAAAATGAAGATGAACTGCGTTTAAAACGTCAGCATTTCGTCCACTACCAATACATCCCCGGATTCGGAGCTTATGGATTCGGCCTCTTTCACCTGATTGGAGGCTTTGCTAAATCTGCCACCAGCATCATGCGGCAGTTGATTGACGCAGGTACTCTTTCCAATCTCCCGGGTGGATTGAAGTCCCGTGGCCTGCGGATTAAGGGTGACGATACCCCAATCCAGCCCGGTGAGTTCCGTGATGTGGATATCGGTTCAGGAGCGCTTCGCGACAACATCCTGCCTCTTCCGTACAAAGAGCCAAGCCAAGTGCTCGCCGGTCTTCTCGGCACTATCGTAGAAGAGGGTCGCCGCTTCGCATCTACCGCAGACTCAAACGTGAGTGACATGTCCTCCAACGCTCCTGTTGGAAGCACATTGGCTCTGCTTGAGCGCCAGCTTAAAGTTATGACGGCTATCCAAGCCCGTCTGCATTACACGTTTAAACAAGAGTTGGGTCTACTCGCTGAGATCATCAAAGACTACACAGATCCAGACTACGACTACAAGCCTGAAAAGGGCGATCAGAGCGCCAAGAAGAGTGACTACGACTACGTAGAAATTATTCCCGTCAGCGATCCTAATGCAGCCACCATGAGCCAGCGTGTGGTTCAGTATCAGGCCGTTATTCAGATGGCCCAGATGGCTCCGGACATCTACGATATGCCGCAGTTGCACCGCAGGATGCTGGAAGTCCTTGGGATTAAGAATGCAGAAAAACTAGTGAAGCTCCCAGAAGATCAGGTTCCAATGGATCCTGTGACTGAGAATATGGCAGTCCTAAAAGGAGAGCCTATTAAGGCATTCTTTTATCAAGATCACGATGCCCATATACAGGTTCACATGTCTTATATTCAAGACCCGGTGATTGCCCAGTTAGTAGGCCAGAATCCCCGCGCTCCGCAAATTAATGGAGCCATGATGGCTCATATTGCAGAACACGCAGGATTTAAGTATCGCCAGCAGATTGAGCAACAGCTTGGTATTTCTCTGCCTCCGCAAGATGAAAAACTCCCACCACAGATTGAGCTTTCTCTCTCAACCATGATGGCTCAGGCTTCCCAGCGGGTTCTCCAGCAGAACCAAGCACAGGCGGCACAGCAGCAGGCTCAACAAAATGCCCAAGATCCTCTGGTTCAGATGCAGATGCAAGAGCTTCAGCTTAGACAGGGCGAGTTGCAGGTTAAAGCGCAAAAGGTTAATCAGGACTTCCAAGTGGATCAGGCCAAACTTAATCTAGAAGCGCAGAAATTGGCTGCAACCGCTGCTGGTACAGCAGATCAAAACGAGATTAAACGGGCCAAGATTCAGGCTGATATGCAGCTACAAGGCACAAAAATTGGCGCTCAGATCAAAGAAAGCCAGCAAAAACAGACTTTTGACCAAGAACGCACCGGTATTGAGATCGGCGCAAGAATTGCAAAAGAAACAAGAGACCTGTCTAGGACAGCCGATAAACCAACGAAACCCGAAAAATGATTCAAAACTTCGCATCCGTATTGCGCCAAGAAATACGAACAGACATGAATAACTACACTGATGATTTGGCTTGTGGTGCATGCAAATCATTTGACGAGTATCAAAAACTTTGCGGGGTTATTCAGGGCCTAGCCATCGCAGAGTCTCATTTACTGGCCCTGTTAAAGAAAGTTGAAGAACTAGATGAGTAATCTTATCTTGCCACCGGGAGTTACTTTCCCGAAAACAATTCAACCGGCAGAAATGCCAGATGAATCTGCGACAAATGAAGAGAAAGCAAACCAGCTTCCTGAGCCGGTTGGTTACAAACTACTGTGCGTCGTCCCTGACGTATCTGAAACTATCGATGGTACTAACCTCGTAAAATCTTCTGACGCTATGCGTCGAGAGGAGCAAACCACTACCGTGCTTTTTGTAGTCAAGGTAGGGCCTGATGCGTACAAAGACACTGCAAAATTCCCTAATGGCCCTTGGTGCAAGGCAGGAGATTTTGTAATGACACGTACATACACAGGAACCCGCTTCAAAATGTATGGCAAGGAAATGCGTTTAATCAACGACGACCAAATTGAAGGCGTTGTCCAAGATCCACGAGGTATTACACATGTC